TCCAAATGTGTGAGCTTAAAGACTTATGCTACTGTCAAAAAAACATTAAACTAAAACAACTAAGGAAAAAATAGATATGCCACAAGGAAAAGGAACATACGGAAGTAAAGTAGGTCGTCCCCCTGCTAAAAAAGCCATGAATAAACGTCCAATGAAACGGGCAGCACGTAAACGCAAGTAGTAACTTAAAAATATGCCGCGTTATTCTGGATACGGAGCAAATGATTCTAAAATTGCCGACGAGTTCGACACTGGATACTTTGGCTTTAATAATAGGTTTCGACCCGATCAGTTGAAGCCGGGTGTCCTTGCGGACTCTCGCAACGGCAGAATGGATCTAAATGGCGAATGGCAAGTCAGAAAAGGCATTGAAAACATTACTAGTGAATTAATTTCTGGAACCACTGGGATAGTTCTTAATTTTCCATTAGATGACACTGGCACTGCTCCAGTAATAAATAATAATGCACAGCCTAGAATTTGGGCCTCTTGTGCTTACTCTAACCCAAACGAAACTTCTAGCCAGTATATTGTTACCGCTCAAAACACCGAAGCAATTGCAAGCAATCTTGATACTAGCACATCTGTAAAAGTTGCTTATCCTCCGTCTTACACATTGGGAAGATTGTCCAGTTTAACTCAAGCATTCAGGCAAGTAATTCTTTTTATAGGAGGAAAAACCTCTTTAGTTTGGGATGGAGTTGTTACTTCTGTAACCGTTGACAAGTTTGATGTTGGAAAAACTTATAAAATTGATTCAATAGGAGACACGGTCTGGGCAAATGTAGGAGCCTCCGCAACTCCAACGGTAGGTGAAATTTTTACTGCATCCGCAGCAGGGACTGGAACTGGAACTGCATTTTCTGGATTTACGAAAGTAAAAAGTGGAAATTACGAACAACCCGAAAGGCTTGGAAATAATGCAAATAATACAGTAATAACAAATAATGTTGTTTCAGTTGGATCAGATCTTCACGGTCTTGCAGTTGGAGATGAAATAGTCGTTGTAGATCCAGGATCAACTACATTGATTGTGGGTGAAACGTATTTTGTTTCATTAGTTGTTAATGCTAACCAATTTTCGTTTTTTGCAGAAAAAAATGATTCTGCTTTAACTGAAGCCCATTTTACAAAACCAGTATCTCAAGGTGTAGGATACGTGCGTATGCCAGCTCCCCCGTTTGGGACTTATCACGGTGGAAGGCTAGTCGTTCCCTACGAATATACAGTAGAAAGTACTCCGGAAACTTATTTAGACAGGGAAACTAAAGATGAATTAATTTTTTCTAACGGAGAAGACATTAACACTTACGACGATATTCCCAACACAAAAAGATTAACTGCGGGGACTGCTGATTTTATTGTAGGTCTTCACTCTTTTTCGGACGATCAATTATTAATATTTAATCGAAATAGCATCCATACGATTACTAGCACTATAAATATATCTCAGGCAGTAACAAGTCTTGTTACTGGAGAAATAGGATGCGTAGCAAAAGATAGCATAGTTCAAGTAGGAAGTAATTTGTTTTTCTTGTCCGACAGCGGAGTATACGGGGCTTCTTTCCAAGATTTATATAATCTTCGAGGCAATGAAGTTCCTTTGAGTGAAGCAATCGACGGCACAATTAAATTAATAAATAGGGATCTATGGCAAAACTCTTCTGCTGTATATTTTGATAACAAATATTACATTGCCGTTCCCCTAAATTCCCTTAATAGCAAAGGTAACCTTGTTACTGCTTCAAAAAACAATGCAATTATAGTTTATAATTTTATAAACAAACAATGGGAATCTATTGATTCAGTTTCATCTTTTGATTTTGAAAAATTAATCATTGCCGGGGATGGAGAAAAACGAGGAGTATATTGTATAAATTCATTTGGTGGAGTTCATTTGCTAGAAAGCAGAAGTGACGGAAATGATAGAATTTCTGTCGATCCTTCAGCTTCAAATTTAATTACAACGCAGCCTATTGAGTCCAGTTTAACAACAAGGGACTTTACTCTTGGAACTACTGATAGGAAAAAGTGGAATACATTTGAAATGCAAGTTCATTCTTCCACTGAAGAAGCTTCTGATTTTAACATTTCAGCAGAAACAAAAAACATAGATTACAACTTACAATTAGGGAGTTTATCTTCTAGATTAAACAATGATCCACTAGCAATAAATGAAGATGTATCCATCCGTGGTAGAATAGGTAATAGTAGAGCTTACTCTATTCAGTTTACTTTAAATAATTTCTCTGGAAGACCTAGGATAAAATCAATTAAAACATCTGGGGGCGTATCATTTAACTCCACAAACACAGCAATATAATGTCAGACATACTATCAATCCAAACTCCTTATGAGGATCAAGACACTGTAACTTCTACAAATCTCAACGATTTAGTAAAGAAAGCTACGTTTACATCCGCAGTTGTTGACGGAGCAACTACGCAACTTGCCTCGGGAGCAATAATTGTTCGAGACGGTGGTATTACTACTAATAAACTTGAACAACCTAAGTTAAATGGAGTTATTCAAAATATTGGAACTGCATATGTTGGTGGACTTCAAAATCTAGGTAGTTCATATGGAGCAAATTCATTAACTTTAAGCACAACTCAAGTAAGTTCTACCGATGTTGCCAGTGGAGAATCAGCAGTAGCAGTTGGAAATGATGTTAAGGCGGATGGTTTACAATCAGTTGCTTATGGGTATAAAGCGACATCAAGTGGTCAGGACTCTGTTGCAATCGGCTCTAGTGCTGGTGCTAGTGGCATAAACTGCGTCGCAATTGGAAAGACAGCAAGTGCGTTAGCGCAGACGGGTGAAGGCGAAAAGGGTAATTCAGTAGCCATGGGCAGCAATGTTACTGCCCACGCAGGTTGTGTAGCAATCGGAAGAAGTTGTAGTGCAAATGGGGAAGCACTTGTAGGAGCACGATCTTTCGCGGCAGGAATAGGCAATACATCAGGAAGTTCTGGAGATTCAGAAAACACGGCTGTTGGACTATTAAACACGGCTGGTGGCGGATTTGCATCGTGTTTTGGTTACAACACTAAAGTTAGTTATCTGTATGGCACTGTTATTGGTGCAAATATTCAGCAACAAACTGGTGGTAAAAATGTAGTAGAAATAGGAAAGTGGAATGAGTTTGGCTCAGGCAAAAGAAACGCTGCTTTAAATATGCAAGAAACTGGTCAGGTTGCTTTTACAATAAACAATTCTGACACGATACCAACTGATGGAGGAGCAACTTCTGGTGCTGAAGTGCTTGGAGCATTATCTCGCGGAATGTATACCATTCAAAAAAACACATCAGATGCAGTTACACTGCATTTTAACGATGCTGGCACAATCAAGTCACTTTTACTAGGAACCGTTTCGTAATTTACATTTTATAATATTATGACTAGCTCAGAAAGATACGACCTCCATAATTACCGCAATACTGCCGAGGGGTTAGAATTATCTGATTCCGTTGGCGGAATAATTAACGATTTGCTTTTTCCTAGAGCAGGCGTTACAACCAACAGGGATACGGCTTTTAATAATATTACCAACATCCTTACCGATGGAGGATTGGAAGGATTAGCTGCAAATGATTTTGTCCTAAATGAGCTTGAGCGTCGTGCTGGGTCAGAAATTATGAATTTGCCTGACGTTGGGCATCTAATTAGCAGGACTTACGAGACGTTTGTCCCAAAAGAACTTCAAAATAAACTTGAAGGAAGCAATGGATATATGTCTCAAGGGGTGAAGCTTGCCCTTTTCGCTGCACAAATGAATGGGACTTTGACCGAAGCTCAAGCACAGATAGGATCTAATGTTGTAACTGCTTTTGGCCCAGGCGCAAATCAGATTGATCTTACAAGTAATTCAGACATGGGCATTGTGCAAAGGATGTTTGCTGACCCAATGCACTATAATGCCGCCGTGTATGGTTCGCCATTAACATCTACATCCGCTAACCAAGATGTAGTAAGTGATTATCTTAAAAATGAATTAGGTCAAAGCGAAGAACAAATAAATCAGTATTATGAAAGCCAGGGCTTAGACCCACAATACGCAGAAACCGACGCAGGTGTTTTAAAGTCAATAGCAGGGTTCGCTGAAGCCATTGGATCAGGGACTGTAAAAACTTTAAAAGATATCAACTTTCAATACAAGAAATATCTTGGAGGTGATATTGCTCAAAACGCAATTAAGCTTGGAATCCAAAGTTCCAGCTTGGGAGCTATTAGCGTGGGGGGAATGGCAATACCAGTAGCATTTATTCTTTACCCAATGATAAAAAAGCTTTCTGACACTCTAAGCCCTAAGGATGGTCAAGAAGTAAGAGATTACCTATCTCAAGATCAGTTTTTGGGACTAATTGACGGCATCCCAGACGGTCAGGAACTTACACTTCAGGACTTAACAATTCTTTCAGGAGATGTGCCGGATCCAGTTGAGGGAGCAGCTAACATTTTAGATTTAGTTGCAAACCCAATCAAACTTGTAGAAAACCTTTACGACAATGTTATTACGCCTATTCCCATCGTGGGCGATTTTCTGGCAAATCCGTTTGGAGTATTTGGGCCAGAAGACAGACAAAACCCAACTCCAGAAGAACAAGCAGCTTTAGATGAACTTTATACACAAGCTGCCTATAATCAACTTGCAGAGGATGCCCTTAATGCAACACCAGAGCAGCTTCAAGAATATCTAGACAGGACATCTACGGTTCCTAAGACATATGAAGAATTAGTAAATGAAATTGACAATTACTACGACGAACAATTTCCAGAGACAGTAAATGAACAGGGGCTTCCAACTCGAGTAAATGGGCTTGGCGATAATGACATAAACAACGACCCTAGCGATTACGACCCTACCGCTTTAGAAGAATTAAATCAAAGAGAAAATTCAATCCAAGACAGACGCGATGCGCTTGACCGAGATCAGAGTATGAATTTTTTCGATGAGTTAGATGAACTTTTAGAAAATGTTACAGATCAAGAAGGGTATGACGCTGCATATGATTCTTTAAATGAAAAATACGCTCGAAAACATGCTGCGCTTGATGCTGAACAAGAAGAAGTTGACTCTCTTCGGGGAGACATTTATAATAATGAAGTAGAAACTGGACAACGCAATCCAGATGGTAGTTATTACAATCCCTTCGAGTCAGAAGAGGAAAGAAACGCACGATTAGAAGCGGAATACATGGCGGACGCGCAAGCGGGAGCAGATGCTCAAAACGCAAATGGGGACTGGAATAACGGTGGCGAAGGGCCTAGTCAATCTGATATAGATGCAATGCTGGCGGCAGAAGCAGCAGCGCAAGCAGCAGCGGAAAACAATTATTATCCACCTGAAGACGGGCGAGAAGGTGAATCGGATTTTGATGCGAATGATTTTGGCAGTAATATAGTAGACGATGGAAGCGGCCCGCGTAATGAAGATGGCACTCCCTACAATCCTTTTGAGTCACCTGAAGAAAGAGAGGCACGATTAGAAGCGGAAGGAATGGCTCAGGCGATGAGAGACTATACCCCCGATGGAGAAGATGGATCACAAATGATAGAAGATGGAATGCTGCCGGGTGAAAGTCTAGATGATTATTATCTGCGCACCTATCGGCAAGGTGAGGATGAGGATCCCGGTAATTATGGAGATGACGGAGCGGGCCTTGATGAAAATGGTAATTACGCTGATGGGCCTGTAGGGCCAGGATTAAACGATGATGATACGTGGACACCTGCTTATGGCGATGAGTGGAGCGAAGAGACTCC